ATAAACTTTACAAGGTTTCCAATATTCCGTTAACCAGATACACACTTTATAAAGCTTGTCAAGTACTTTTCAAAGGTTTTATAAAGTTCACAAAGATTTCACATAACTCACTTGCAAAACTTTGTAAAGTGTGATAGGAAAATCCTTATTCCTAAAGGTTATAAAGCTTGGAAAGTTTTTGAAGTTTAGTTATAAGGGGGGGCAGGATGTACAGGGGGGCGTACCCGGTATATATATAAAACTCATACATTTCAACCTAGTTTAAGTATTAACCAGTTGCCCTAAACTTTATAAAGCTCTATATGTTTTCTAACACTAATTATATAATAAAAAACCCTGTACGTTGTACAAGGTTTTAAAAGCTCTATAGAGATATGTTATTTCATATATATGCACCGGGGTGGCATACAAGTATATTGTACACTTTTTTTCAGCGTTTGTCAAGACCTTTCGTGTTTCTTTTAAAATAACTTGACAAACTTGCAAAGTGTCTCTATAATATTATAGTATGACATACTTATCAGAAACTCGTAAGAAGAATTTAACTGAGAAACAACAAAGTTTTCTAGACAATCTAGTCGAAACTAAAGGTGACTTTAAAAAGGCTGCAGAACTAGCAGGATACTCAGGCAATCACTATCAAGTTATCAAATCACTTAAAAATGAAGTAGTTGATTTAGCCTCGGATGTACTTGCCAAGTCTGCACCAAAGGCTGCTTTTAAGTTAATCGAAATGATTGATTCTGATAGACCTGTACCTCAAGCTAGTCAAAAACTTGCTGCAGCCCAAACTATTCTAGATAGAGTAGGTGTTAGTAAGACTGATAGGGTGCAGGTTGACCACAATGTACAAGGTGGTATCTTTATACTACCGCAAAAAGAAAACGTAATAATCGAGAGTGATGAGTATGAAGATATATCTGACTGAAATGGAACAGCACGGTAAAAAATATGCAGGACCTAATATAGTTGCTGAAACTTTACAAGAGGCTGAAGAAGCTGCCGAAGCAAATGGTCTAACATTGTTAGGCGAGTTTGTTGAAATCGTAACTGAAGAAGGTTTAATGCACTACTTAGAGCCCGAAGGTTATAACGAAGAAAAGGTGTTACACTAATGGCAGCAAAGAAAAAGAAAAGTACAGTAAATAAAGCAGGTAATTATACTAAACCAACTATGCGTAAAAGATTGTTTAATAAAATCAAAGCTGGTAGTAAAGGTGGTAAACCCGGACAGTGGAGTGCTCGTAAAGCTCAGATGTTAGCTAAACAATACAAAGCTGCGGGTGGTGGTTATAAGTAATGGCACTAAAAAAGTCACAAAGAAGTCTTAGAGCTTGGACTAAACAAAAATGGCGAACTAAGTCTGGTAAAAAGTCTTCAGAAACTGGAGAACGTTATCTACCAGAGAAAGCTATTAAAAGTCTTAGTTCTGCAGAATATGCTGCAACTTCTAGAAAAAAACGAGAAGATACTAAAAAAGGTAAACAACATTCTAAACAACCTAAGAAGGTTGCTAAGAAAGTACGAAAGTACAGGAAAGTAAAATGAGTAAGAAAGACCCAAGACTTGCAAGAGCAGGAGTATCTGGCTATAATAAACCCAAAAGAACTCCTAACCATCCTAAGAAATCACACATAGTTGTTGCTAAAGAAGGTGATAAAATAAAAACTATTAGGTTTGGACAAAAAGGTGCTAAGACTGCAGGTAAACCTAAACCCGGTGAGTCTGCTAAAATGAAAGCTAAACGTAAGTCTTTCAAAGCTCGTCATGAAAAAAACATTAAGAAAGGAAAGATGTCAGCAGCTTATTGGGCTGACAAAGTAAAGTGGTAAATGGCATACTCACAAGAAGTAGTTGATAGATTTGAAAGTGTGTTAAATAATCCACAGAAACATGCTGTTGGTCGGTTTGACCCTAATGACCCTAATGTTGCTACTGGTATGACTGGTGCTCCGGCTTGTGGGGATGTAATGAAGTTACAATTAAAACTTGACAATGATATAATAGCAGATGTTAAGTTTAAAACTTATGGTTGTGGCTCTGCCATTGCTTCGAGTACAATGTTTGTTGATATGTTAAAAGGTAAAACCATAACTGAAGCTAAAGCTATTAAAGATAAAGATATTGCTGCAGCTTTAGATTTACCACCAATCAAACTACATTGTAGCGTGTTAGCTGAAGAAAGTATTCGTAAAGCTATAGAAAACTGGGAAACTAAATTAGAACATCGAACACATAATCAAAAGTAATATGCCATACGCAGGACATTTTAAAGTTAAATCAGCAGCTAAACGTAATCGTATGGCTCGTAATAAAGCACGAGGTCAAATGGTTAGTGATGAACAAATTGCTGATAACTGGGATAAAATTTTTAATAAATCTAAACAGGAGAAAAAATAATGGATGGATTAATTTTTATAATTGTTGTAGGTGTTGTTGTAGGTGGGATAATTTTGAAAACTGAAAATCCTAATACTTATGAAAAAGTTAAAACACAATTACAAACTTATTGGGAAAACCTTAGAACATATTTCAAATAATAATTTAGAAAGGCTATTTGAAGTTTATCCGTTTCGTATTGGTTTATGTCTTCCAATATTTTTAGCTACTACTGGATTAGTAGCAGGAATGATAATATTATGAATATGTTACCAGATGGTTATATAAAAAGAACTACATCTACTATACCTTTTGGTTATGAGTACGATGAAGTTACTGGTCATTTAAAACCGATTGACACTGAACTAGAAGCTTTATTAACTGTAGAAAATATGATTATTAATGAAGAAGTATCTTTACAAACTGCAGTAGATTGGCTAGAATACGAAACAGGTCGTAAGATTTCAACTCCCGGATTAAAAAAACACATAGATAAAAAGTATGGCACACGAACTGAAAGACTGGGAAGAGAATCCTCATCTTTACTTGCAAGATGATGAAGGCAACTTTGTTTTAAAAAAAGACGGTACACCTAGAAAAAAAAGTGGTAGACCAGCTTTAAGAGATGAAGCAAAGTTTGCAGCTCATCGAGCAATCTCTCGAAAACAAAAGAACATTAAAAAGATTGAGCAGAAACTTAACAATGCTCGTAAGTCTTTAAAAAAACAAAAAGATACTTTACAAAATTTAAGTGGTGATGAAAAGAATGTTGCCACTACTGATGAGTTAGACAAATTACCTGCAACAGTTAAAAAAGATTTAGAAGATGCTAATGTTCTATTTCATGCTAACGAAGGACCACAAACAGATTTCTTAGCTGCAGACGAAAAAGATGTATTATACGGTGGTGCTGCAGGTGGTGGTAAATCGTATGCAATGATTGTTGACCCACTACGTTATGCTCATCGTAAAGCTCATCGTGCTTTAATACTACGTAGGTCTATGCCAGAACTACGAGAGATGATTGACAAGTCTCGTGAGTTATACCCTCAAGCATTTCCCGGAGCTAAGTTTAGAGAAGTAGAAAAGCTTTGGAACTTTCCAAGTGGTGCAAAGATAGAGTTTGGCTTTTTAGAAAGAGATGCAGACGTTTATCGTTATCAAGGACAAGCATACTCTTGGATTGGCTTTGATGAGATTACGCACTTACCCACAGAGTTTAGTTGGAACTATCTAGCATCTAGGCTAAGAACAACTGACCCTGAAATTAAAACTTATTTACGTTGCACTGCTAACCCCGGTGGTGTTGGCTCTACATGGGTAAAACGTAGATACATAGACCCACATGAATCTAACAAAAGTTTTTTAGGCACTGATGGACTAACTCGTAAATTTATCCCAGCTAAGTTAGCAGATAATCCATACTTAGCAGAGGATGGTATTTACGAACAAATGCTAAACTCATTACCACCAATACAACGTAGGCAGTTATTAGAAGGTAATTGGGATGTTGCCGAAGGTGCTGCATTTGTAGAATTTGACCCGTTAGTACATGTAATACCACCATTTGAGATACCTTTACCGTGGGAAAGAACTAAAGGTATTGACTATGGTTATGCCTCTGAAAGCTGTTGTTTATGGGGAACTATTGATATAAATGATGGAACTTTAATAATTTATCGAGAA